CCCCGCCAAACTGGCGCAGCAAAAGAAGCGGCGTCGATTACTGGTGAACCGTAACTGAAGGAGTTTAAGACAATGGCAATTTATGTATCAGCATCTAGTGGTGGCAACTACCCTGAGCGCAAGCCGCTCGAGGCAGGCGCTTATGCAGCCGTGTGCGACATGGTCGTAGACCTTGGCGTGCAGGCCTCACCGGGCGGTCAGTACGCGCCAAAGCGCACGCTCATGTTGCGATTCCAGATCCCGAGCGAGCGTGTCGAGATCACTAAGGATGGCGAGACGAAGAGCCTGCCGGCGGTCATCAGCCGCACGGTTGGCCTGAGCCTCAACGAGAAGGCGACGCTGCGGCAGTTGCTGCAGAGCTGGCGCGGCCGTGCCTTCACGCCAGAAGAGCTGAAGAAGTTCGATCTGGTCAACGTGCTCGGTAAGCCTGCGTTCATCAACGTAACGCACAGCGTCAAAGGCGATAAGACCTACGCCAACCTCACCAGCATCATGCCGCTGCCGAAGGGTATGCCGGCGCCGACGCTGGAGGGTGAGGCGCTGACGTACAGCATCGACGAGCCAGATCCGATGGCGTTTGACAAGCTGCCGGCGTGGGTGCAGGACAAGATCGCCAATCGTGTGGTAGATGCGCCGGTGTTGCCGAAGGCGGCGCCTGCTGCAGCAAAGCCTGCCGCGGCTCCTGTCAATCAGGAGTTCACCGACGATGAGATCGCGTTCTGATGGCCACCTTACGCGGTGGATATAAACTGGCGGACGGCACGAAAGTGCCGTCTGTCACCACAATCCTCAAGATCAAAGACCCCGGTGCATTGATCAACTGGGCGTATAAGACCGGCCGCGCACACGGCGTGCTGGAGGGGCAGGGCATGGATGCTCCGGCCGGCCTTTATGAAGGCAATGATGCGCTGGCGATTGGCACCTGCGTGCACGAGATGTGCGAGGTGTTCGTCAAGGGCGGTGATCCGCACCAGCACCTCGAGAAGACGATGGAGAAGGCAGAGACGAGAGATCCGGCTGCGTTTCGCGCGCAGGTGGTCAGCGCCTACTCTGCCTTCGAGTTCTGGTGCAAGGGCACGCAACTCGAGATCATCGACTGCGAGGTGCCGGTGCTGTCGGAGACGTACCGCTACGGCGGCACGCTGGACTTCATCGGTAAGCTCAACGGCAAGATCGTGCTCGGTGACTTTAAGACATCGGGCGGCGTGTACCCGGAGTACCTGATCCAGTTGGTGGCCTATGCGAAGGCTTATGAGGAGTGCACCGGCACCAAGATCGATGGCGGTTATCACTTGCTGCGCTTCAGCAAGGAGAATGGTGACTTCGGCCATCACTTCTACCCGTCGCTCGATGATGATGCTTGGCCGGCGTTCATCAACCTGCGTTCGCTGTATGACCTAAACGAGAAACTTAAGAAGAGGGCAGCATGAAAAATGATGACTGGAGTGATACGCTCCTGATGATTGGTGCCATCATATTTGTGATGGGCATGGCCTTACTTGGCGCTGCTGTTGGTGGCTTAGTGATAGGCATCGCTATCAAAACTGCAACGTGGGTGATGTGATGAGCAATATCAACGAAGACATCGACGCATGGCTTCGCGGTGATGCCGACGAGGATGTGGTCAACCATCCGCAGCACTACCAGCTCACACTGCCCAACGGCGAGCCAATCGAGGCGATTGACTACATACAGGCAGTGCTCGGCGATGATGGTGCGGTGAGCTACTGCGTCGGCTCTGCGATCAAGTACCTCTCGCGCGCTGGCCGCAAGGGCGGCAACTCTCGAGAGCAGGATCTGCGCAAGGCCGCGTGGTTCTGTACCAAGGGCGCGCAAGTGTGCGAGGATATTATTGATCTTGGCGAGACTGATAGCGCCAAGCCTGAGATAACCAGAGAGCAGGTGATCGCGATCTGGAATCAGGCGCTCTTCACTGACGCGCTAAAGGTGGCGCGGCAGATTAACGAAGGGACTTGGCGCAGGTCAGAAGAGGAGTAGACCCTAGAGCACGAATCGCGCGTGTACGCTACTCGGAGCGCCGGCCCCGACGCGATAGCCGGATACTTATGAACATCGACACAGAGAGCGAAGGCGGATCTTGGCGCCGGGAGATGCTGGCGCGGTCGCTGACTGTCGCGCAGTTGCGAGAGATTGTTAGCGAGATGGAGCACTGCCTATCGGTGGAGCGGCGCCGCACCAAAGACTTGCTAATGCGGCTGACAGACTCCGTCGAGACAGAGATGAAGCTGCGCGCCGAGATTGAGCGCCTAAAGCCTAGCCGTACTTCCGGCGCAGGTAGTCCATCCGCAGCGGCATCAGATCATAGTCTCCCTTCCTGACGCCATTGAGAACCACGATTCCAGACCACTCGTTGGTCTGCACATCGTCTGGGCGGTAGCCCTCATGCTCGAGATAGAAGCGCCCGGCGACTAGGCCATGCTTGACGTGGTCAGGGTACTGCTTCGAGGCGTACAGAAAGCCCTGCTGGTGGCCCTGCACAAATGACGCGCCAATCGAGTTCAAGCGATTGACGATGGTGCCTCCGATTGGCTTACCCGAGAACGGGTTCGGGAAGTAGTGACAATACATGATCCCGTCAATCTCACAGATCTTGAGAAACTTATGGCGTTCCCAATCGAGCGTCTCGCAGTTATGCGAGCCGATGATGCCCTTCCATTTTGGGTCGTTCTTGGCGATGCGGTTCGCGCGGTTCTCATGGTTGCCCTCAAGAAATACCTTGCGCGGCTGCCACGTCTTGCTGCGTGACTTCCTTAAATAAGAGTCGAGCTTATTAAAGGATTCGTTCCCAACCTTTATATCTTCATGATACCGGCGACCCTCTAGCTCCTCGCTACCGGCTGGCGCATGAGAGTTGAGCGAGGGCAGATCCCACCAATCCCCGAGACAGACGATGACATCTGGCCTGTAGTCTAGGATCGCTTCTCCGCACCACTTGATGTGGTCAGTCGGTGAGCCTGGCTTGATCTGTGCGTCAGGGATAATGAGGTGGCGTTTCATTCCATGGTGGTCAGCATCTGCTGGAGCAAGTGGCCCAAGAGATCCACCTTGGACTCATCGCTATTGAGGTCATCCAGACCAGCGATCTCCAGCAGCGCGTGTATTGCCTCATGGCAAAACACTTGCTGACGATTTGATCCTCTGCAGGTTGATACGATTTCGATGCGGTAGTCGCCCGGCAACCAGATGCCGACGCAATTCTTGCCGTGTTTCCACTTACGCGGTGGAACGACCACCACCTTGATGGTGTGGCCGGCAAGCTGGAACTGTGAGGGGACTCCATCTGTACGCGGGTTCTTCATGGCAACAACTGAGCCTCCGCTTGACGACGTCGCACTAAGCCCGGCAGCACCTTGCCACCAGCCTTTGTCCAGCGCATGAGCTGAATCTTTGCTCCATCCCAATCTTCGGCCTCGAGTCGCTTGCGCAATGTACTTGCCCTGTAGCGTGAGACACCGAGATTGTAAGCAAAATCAATGGCAGATGCCAAAGCGTTCGGGTGGTTTATTAGGTTGGGCGAGGTTCTCAACACTCCTGCGCCGTAGTTTGTCCGTAGCTCGGACAATAACCACTCGTTGGCCAACTCTTTGCTGATGGGCGGGTCATCCATCGTGACCTTGGTACCGTCAGGCTTGTAGACCGTGCCGTAGCCTATCGTGGGATAGCCTGCAGGGCAGATATACGGCTTGCTGCGGAATCCCTCAAAGTGTCGGCATAGGTCGGCGGCTATCGCCAGCGCCTTATCGTACTCGCTCATAGACGCGCCCGACGAACCAGAAGCTGAGGATCATATTCAGCACGGCCATGTCATCGACGCCCCACATCGTGGTGAGCACCTGCTTCCAGTCGCCGCCCTGCTCGAGCGCGATCACAAAGCCTGCCGCCTTGACCGCGGCATAGGCGATCACGAAGAGATAGGTCACAAACGGTCGCACTAGCGCAGAGATACCAGCGACGAATTTACCAGCGGCCTGCGCCGTGGCGGACTGCTCCTTGAATGCCTCACCGATTGCATCGACCTCGGCCAGCGTCATCTGCGCTTCCGTCTGGCGCATGGCAATCTCGCCCTTCACCTGCGCAAACTTCATCTCTGCTTCCAGCATCCGAAGCTCATGCGAGCGTTCGTTCTTGGAGTCAAAGAACTTGAGAGCCTCCGGCGCCAAGCGCAGCAGGCCACCAAAGACGCCGCCGAGTAGTGTCTCCATCATGACTTGTTGCTCCGGTTTATCAGGTCAAAGATCGTCTTGATCTTGTCCTCGAGCACCGCCACGCGCAGGTCGAGCTTCGAGAGCACGATAATCAGCGTGATGATCGCAAGGATGATTGGCCATGCGCGGGTGAAGATCTCGAAGATGTCCATGCTTATTCCCCAGCAAGAAGACCAGCGGGTAACCCATACGTCAGGCCGCTACGAGTTGCTCGCGACATCATCGCGCGCCGTAGCGGCTGGTTCTGCACTCCACGCAGGATGTACTGCTGCAGCGCCGGGTTCTGGTAAGCGCGTGCGGCAGCAGCCGGAGCGCCTAGGCCAAGAAGACCGCCAGCAAGCGCCATCGTGGCGGCATCGCTTGGTGTTTCGCCCTGCGTGACGCCATAGGCTGCACCGGCAAGACCCGGAGCAAGTGCCTGGCCATAGGCCTGCAGTGCTGCTCTTGGAGCCGTACCAGACTGCGGGAAAGCATCGCGCACCGTCATGGCACTGCGAGCCAATCGTGCAAGCTGCGCATCACCGCGGTTCATCAGCGCAGCGCCACGCTCTCGCTTGGTTGATGTGGCAGCAGCAAGTCTCGGGATGCTGATGTCGCCAGTCTCTGATAGGCCGATAGACTCGATGACGCGCATCAGGTTGCGGTACTGTTTGCGCGCAGTCTTGAGAGCATCCGCATCTGCTTTACCAGCGGATCGTTCAAGCGCAGAGTCAATTGTCTCGCGCAACTGGCGTGACACACCAGCCAGAGCAGGATTCTTGCCTAAATCACTCGCGATGGTACGAATGCGCTGATACGCCTCACCAGAGATGCGATCCTGATCGTCAATCTTGTTGAGGATGTTGGCAAGTTGATTGCGAAGCGGCGCGAGTTGCGCCGGCTCTAGCGTCATGCCGGCAGCCGCCTCAATAGCGGCTAACTCAGAGAGCATCTTGTCGTCCACGGCGATCTTGTTTCGACGTGCGACATCATCCATAACCTTGCCAATGCGATCATCAGCGCGAGACAAGACTTCTGGCACGGCAGCATCGCCCTGCTCGCCGATAAGCTTGAGCGCAGCACGGTTGAATGCCGTCTGCGTAGCCTCCTGCCCCTTCTTCATGGAGCCGGCAGAGATTGGATTGTCCGTCAAGAAGCGGCGCACAAGGCGCAGGTTCTCAGATCCTGCTTGCTCGGCAATATCTACCGGCACGCCAGCCTGCTCCAGACGAGAGACTGCACGCGCTACCTGCGGAGATGGCGCACTGGTCGTCGGTTGCGCAATTCGCGACAAGCCTCGAGCGATTCCCTGACCGGCCATGCCGCCAATGGCGCCAATGCCGACGTTAAGCGAGCGGTCATCCTGCTCACCAACGGGCTGCAGCGCGCCCATCGTGCCACCTACGGCTGCGGCACCTGCAAGCGTCCTTGGAGCCGTGATGGCTCGCCCTGCTGTAGCGGCAGCGCCGCCGACTCGGCCAAGGGCAGCGCCCGGAATGAGCATAGAACCGATGGAGCCGGCCATATAGCCGAGCTGCCCTGCTCCGGTGTCCATGTACGGAGCGGCCTCTGAGGCGCGCACATCTTGCTCTGCGCGCAGTCGCTGCACCGTCTCTGGCTCAACTAAACCAAGCGCGGCACCTGCCTCTGCGCCAAGTTGTCGAGCGCCATAGCCGATGTCAGTAACAGACTGCAGTGCTCCGCGACCGAATCGCTCCAAAGCGCCCATCTCTGGAGCCTTGGTTGGAGGCTGCATCTTTTTGATTTCGGCCTCAATCTCTTGCGGAGACATGGAGTCAGGGAATCTGACTCGGCCAATACCCTCAACGAATACGATAGGCATTACGGCTTCCTCGCTGGAACCAATCGGCCATCTTTGTAGATGTAATCAGCCGCACCGCCACCTGCGTTTGCAGACGGCGCTTCAAGCGGCGGGAGACCTGCGGCCAGTCGAACTTGATTCTGAAGGCTGCGAATAATCTGTATGTTGTTCTCGCTGCTCTGTCCAAGCTCTGGCAGTTGCAATCCATACTGACGCTGCTCAAAGTCAGACAAGGAGCCTTCGCCCGGAATGCGCAAAGCAGTACGAAGTGCCGCCGACAGCTGCTGCCGATACGATTCAAACAGCTTTGCATCTTGCGAATCAAAGACTCGGCTTAAGGCACCGACCACACCCAACGGGCCGCCTGTTCTGACATTGGCAAGTTGAGCCTCAATCTTGCCGGCAATGTCATCAACTCGCTTGACAGCCGTTCCTTTTGCCGCCTCTCCCGTGCGCTGCGTGGCAGGTACTGCAGAGACCACCCTGATCTGGCCAGTCTGCATATCTATTTGGGCAGAAGTTCCCTCTGGCAGATTAGCCTGCCGTAGTTGCTCAGGCGTCATCGTTTGGAATCTTGATCCGCCCGGAGCGGCCGCGCCAACAGTCGGTGCAAGACCTTTTTGAATGGTCTCTCGAGTTCCATCGCTGTAGAACAAAATTTTGGCGTTGCCGATATCAACTTCTCTTTCAACAGTTTTCGGCCCTGCTGGAGGGGCAATAAATCTTCCGGTTGCTCGGTCATACAAAGACCCGCCAACAACTTGCTGGCCAGTTCGTTGCTTGAGCATCTCGGCCAGTTGCGGGTTTGATTGCAATGCAGCAGCACCAGCAGGCGAACCAATAAGCGCCTCAAGATTCATTCCAGACATCGGACGCACTTCCTCAAGCTGCGTCTGCTCGCCAACGTCAGCGCCTCTGGCGCCAAGTCGGCCAGCAATGGCGGCCTGCGCTTGCGTAATATCTTGGATGTCTCGGCCCTGCTGCTCTGCGGCCATGCGACCGGTTATTCTTTCGCCGGCTCGCTTGGCGACTCCCTCGAGACCGGCGCGCGGTGATGCCGCTCCGCTTCCCATGGCCTCAAAAATTGCCATGAGCGCCTCTCGGCGCATTTGCTGACGCTCGCGTTCAGTGAGTTTCTCGGCGTCTTCGCCAAGCAACCCGCCAACGTACTCGTCAAGGTTAGATCCAGCCTTTCGGCCAAGTCCACGAATGGTATCAAGCAGTGCCATGATTACTCCCCGAGCAGACCGCCGCGAAAGCGACGGCCGCCATACATTTTGTACGCTCCACCGTAGAGCGTATTCGGATCATATGCCGGCGTTTGGCGCATCGCTTTAATAGAAGGCGCGCGAACTCTGGCATCCAGATAGTCCTCTTCTTCTTCGTTGCCCTGACCGCCGATCATCTTCATCAGCTCGAGCACATCCTTTCCGCCAAACTTTTTCTTGGCGGAGTATTTCCCAAAGACCCCAAGCCCATCGCTGCCGGGGTTGGTGATCGGGTTGGTGTCAAACATTCCGCACCTTCTTGCCGCGCTTGCGGCCACCCATTGCCTCAACCTTGGCGTCAAGCTCTTTGACCGCCTCGGTCAGAAGACCGATCATCTGCGGCGCACCAACCTTGAGCTTGCCATACTCATCGTCTTCTTCGACCGCCTCTGGCATGACCTTCTGCACGTCCTGCGCGATCACGCTGCGATCTTCCCCTTCCATCTCATCATCGCTCTCGTCTTCCATATCAGCCCACTCAAAATCCACGCCGCGCAGTCGGTTGACCTTGTCAAGCGGATTCTTAATGGTCTTGATGTTCTTCTTCATCGACTCGTCGCTGAAGAACGGAGCCGCGAACGATGCCGTCTGGCCTAGGATGTTGAAGTAGCTCGGGCGACTCGTCTGCGTCGTGCTGCCAGTGACCGTCTGGTTGTACGGACTGGCTGCGACAGCACCCTGCAGAACCGCAAGCTGCTGCAGCGGGTAGTTCTGACGGCGCATGAACTCCTGCTGCTGCGCGTCGAGGTACTGCTGCGCAAGCCCCTGTTGACCGGTGCCGAGCGCCATGAGCTGCTGTCCTGCGCCATAGCGGTTCTGCATCGCCTGCTGGCCGAATCCGGCGAGCTGCGACCCTGCGCCAAGGCGGAAGTTTGCAGCGCCCAGACGCGCCGCCTCGTTGGCGCGCTGCGCCTCGAGGATACGGCTTGCCTGATCGCCCATCGCACCAAGCTCTGTCTGACGCGCCTGCAGCCCTGCAGACTGGTTTGAGCGTGCCGCGTCCAGACTTGCCTGTTGGTTCGCCTGCTCGGCGGTCAGCCCCATGCGCATGTAATCCTGCACCGTGGACTGGTTCGAGCGTGCTGCGTCCAGATTCGCCTGCTGATTGGCTTGCTCGGCGGTGAGGCCAAGGCGCATGTAGTTCTCGACAGCGCTCTGGTTCGATCGCTGCGCATCCAGCGAGGCCTGCTGATTCGCCTGCTCCGCTGTGAGGCCCATGCGCATGTAGTTCTCGACCGCCGACTGATTAGCGCGAGAGGCTTCAAGGCCAGTCTGCACATTGGTCGTCTGGCCAGCGAGCGACAGGCGCTGAGCCTCTTGCTGCGCCGCTTGGTTGGAGCGTTGCGCATCGAGCATCGCCTGCTGGTTGGCCTGCTCTGCCGTGAGGCCAAGGCGCATGTAGTTTTCCATCGCCTGCTGGTTGGCCAGATCCGCACGCAACCCGGCTTCGATGTTCTGCGTACCGGCAGTGACGCCAAGACGCTGCAGCTCGATGTCGCGCTGCTGGTTGCTGATCTCGCCGCGCTGCGCCATCTCCATGACGTTTTGCACGGCAGCCTGATTGGCGATGCCAGCCTGTTGCTCGCGGCCGGTGTCGGCCTCTCGAGCCTGCATAGCCTGATTGAAGGCTTGCGCGCGCTGCTCGGCGATAAACCGATTTCGCTCGCGCTCCGCCTCGCCTGCAGCGATGCCTTCCTGCACCGCCTGACGCGAGCCACCGAATGCTCGAGCACGGGTAGCCTGTGCGCCAATATCTTGCTGGCGCAGAGCGGCAGCGCGGTCAATATCAGAAAGCCCCGCCTCGATCACATTCTGCGTGTACGGCGACATGTACTGCTGGATGTCACGGCCGAGCACGCTCGCGCCCTGCGCCATTGGCGCAGCACCCGGCGCATTAATGTCACGCGCCGCAAACGTGGTGCCAAGCTGGCCAGCGCGCACCTGCTGGGGGCCGCCTGCGAGTGATGCTCCTACACGCTCCGCGCCAATCGTCGGCGCTTGGAACTGCGTCTGCACTTGACCGGCTCCGATCATCATCGGGCCACCGGCAAGGGAGGCGCCAATATCTCGAGCGCCTACCATCATCGGGCCACCTGCGAGCGAGCGCCCAACCTGCTGCGCTCCGATCTGCATCGGGCCACCGGCCAGTGACGCACCGACGCGCTCTGCGCCGATACGCTCTGCCATCACGCGCGGGTCAAATGTTGGCGCAGTGATCTGGCCAGACTGGTAGCCAAGATCGCCAGCAGCCTGACGCGCGGCCATCTCAAGCTCTGGGATGAATCCGCCCTCTTGAGCGATACGGCGCACCACGTCTTCGCCTGCCATGTAGTCGCGCGTGAACGGCGCCACCATCAGGCCGGTATACGGCTGGTACGGGATCGACGCGACCTGTCGCGCCAGATCCAGATTCGCTAAGACCTGCTGATAGATTTGCGGATCTATCTCGGTCTTCTGCGTCTCGGTTGTTTGTTTCTTGGACTTAAAGAGGTTACTCATAGTCTTTTCTCGAGCACCACTGCGGTGCGTTTGTAGCCCTCGAGCGCCTTCTGCCAGCCGGGGCGCCCCATGATGATCATCGCGTCGCATTGAATGCTTCGCGCCCATTCCTCAACGATAGGGCGAATGACGTCGTCAATTTCTTGAAGATCGCCAGCGCCGATGATCACGGTCAGTTGCTTCATGCGCGGGAAGACGTCAATCGTCGTTACCACGCAAGAGTTGGCCGCAGACCAGAATTGATACTCTCCTTCCTGAATACCCCCTAAGACGTCGTGATAGTTGAGCTGCCCGTAGTTCTCTTGGAGCGCGCGCTCGATCAGCTCGCGAAAGGGCGAGACCAGATCCGCCAGCTCCTGCTGCTCATCCATCATCTTCGTCCGCTCTCCACCACATCAAGTCGCATCGTGCCGACGCGCCAATCGGTATTAGGCGCCGCACCCGTGATGCGCATCGCGGCCTGACGGCCGGAGAAGCGCACGTTGGTATACGCGCCGTTGATCGTGTAGCTCTTGGTGGACTCTGACCCTTCCGGTGTCAGTTTGGTCTTGAATTGTACGGAGACAGATCCGAGAGACTTCTCATCTGGGATGAGCTGCCTCGCCATCATCGTGCGGTCGCCGTTGCCAATCTCGAATGGCCCTGTTTCGGCGTATGGACTCGCACCATCGTATTGCAGACCAACCTCATGCTCGTAGACGTATACCATGAGCGGGTAGCTGAAGACGCCACGGTCGGTGCCAGCGGTTCTGGCCAAAGACCCTACTGCCCAGTGGTTCTCCCTATAATTGTAGGACACATACGAGTCAATCTCCAGATTGCTCGCGCTCGGATAGAACCACCAGACCTCGCCGTACTGGTTATTGGCCACGGCATAGACCTTGGACTTCTGGGAATCGTTCAGGTTGGAATAGACATAGTCGAGCACATCGCAACTGATGGGCTTAACAAAGCCGTCGTAGATGAAGAACCCGGCCGGAGACATCCAGAAGGCGACCGACTCCACGGCAGCGACCGCCTGTGGCCCAATCAGGCCGCAGCCGGAGGCGATACGCTCGAAGCCGTAGACGAACGGCGGCCCGACATAGTTGGCCGTATGGACGTCCACATCGGTAAATAGCAGGTTGACGCCACGCAGGCGCTTACCCGCCATCAGGGTGCCGGTTGTCTCAAGCTCGAAGTCACCCGCCTGATTGGTGATGGCCGGCGTCCAGAGGGTATTATCCTCCTGATCGCACCACTGCACCTTTCTGCCGATGCCGCCAGCGCCAAGGGCGAATACGAACCGCTCCTCGGTCACCATGACCGCCTTGTTATCGATAGGAGCATTGGCAAGGGCCGCGGCATCGGTGCCGGTGTTGAGCTGC